AGTTATCGTTGCGGGTAACATTGAGGCACAAAGAGTCTATAGGGACACGTCTGAAACAACATACTCAGAACTTCAGTTTCATTTTTTTGCTGGTAGATTTGGTATGTGGGAAATTTGTTTTGATGAACTTGAAAAATCTTTGGAATGAAAACACTTACAAATATGAGAGTTACTGGCAGCATTGCTGTTATTGTTGCTTACTTTACTATTCTCCACGTCAATGTTCTTTTGGGAGTAATACTTAATTTTATTGCAGACCTCATTTCAATACCATATTTTGTAAAAACCAAAGCATGGGATGTTGTAATTATGCTAGGATTTCTTCTAGCAATCAGTTTTAGCAAACTTTTATCATGAACATCTTCGTAACTGATCCAAGTCCGTACAAGTCTGCTATGGTTCTTCCTGATAAGCATATTGTCAAGATGCCTCTAGAGACTTGTCAGATGCTTGCTATTGTGTGCTCTGAAAAATGGGGACATAACTTTGGCACTCTCACTAAAGCAGATGGGACTCCATATGCTACTGACAAGGGCGCATTTCGCAATCATCCTTGTACTAAATGGGCGAATGAATTTGTGACCAATTGGCAGTGGTTGCTTGTCCATGGACTTGCTATGTGTAAAGAGTACACTGCTCGCTATGGTAAGGTTCACACCTGCCACAAGACACTTCTAGCAGCGAAAGAGATACTTCCCACAGCAGACCCGCAAGGTCGTAGTGGAGGTGATACAACGCCCTTTGTATTTGCTGGACCTGATGAGTTCAAGTATGATACGAGCATTGATATTTTCACTGCTTATAAGATGTATATTGCATCTAAACCTTGGGTATGCGATAATTATCTTCGTCTTCCCCATCGTAAACCTGATTGGATTTAATTATGAGCAACTTCATCTGGGTCGAGAAGTATCGACCACAAACTATTGAAGAATGTATTCTCCCTGAGAGTACAAAAAAAACTTTTCAATCTTTCCTAGATAAGGGAGAGATACCTAATATGCTACTTGCCGGTCCTCCAGGCATCGGTAAAACAACAGTAGCAAAGGCACTATGTAGAGAACTTGGAGTAGATGTTTATGTCATCAATGGATCCGATGAGGGACGATTCCTTGATACTGTCCGAAACAATGCGAAGAATTTCGCTTCGACCGTATCGCTTACGTCAGATTCTAAACACAAAGTCATCATCATTGACGAAGCTGACAACACATCCAATGATGTACAACTCCTATTACGGGCGTTTATTGAGGAGTTCGCTGGCAATTGCAGATTCATCTTCACCTGCAACTACAAAAACAAAATCCTTGAACCTCTCCATTCCCGTTGTACCGTCATTGAATTTGGCATCAAAGGAAAAGAAAGGCAAGGAATCGCAGCACAATTCTTCAAGCGTGTCAAACAAATACTCGACCTTGAAGGAATCACCTACGACAACAAAGTACTCGTTGAACTCATCAACAAGCACTTTCCCGACTGGCGAAGAGTCCTTAACGAGTGTCAAAGATACTCCGTTTCTGGTTCGATTGATTCGGGCATTCTCGCATCGTTTTCAGACATAGCAGTAAATGAACTTATTAAAAACCTTAAGGAAAAAAACTTTCCTGAAGTACGTAAGTGGATCGTTTCTAATTTGGACAATGATACCACTGTATTGTTGCGTCGTATTTACGATGTTCTTTATGATTCCTTGGTTCAGAATAGTGTCCCTGCTGCTGTGCTTGTTCTTGCTAAGTATCAGTATCAGGCAGCATTTGTGGCAGATCAAGAAATAAATATGCTTGCTTGTTTGACTGAGATTATGGTGGAGTGTGAATTCAAATGACAGGTATTCCAACTAAAATTGGTATGACCCTTATTATGGTTTATTGGTTGTCTATGGCTGGAATGGTTGCCAATACATATTTTCATTATAATTATGACTTATCGAGTGTAAATTCAAGTGAGCAAGAATAAACTTGAAGAACTTAGATATGATGTAGCACATCATCTACTTAGTAAAATGAGTGCAGGTTCTCAATTTCAATATGCTTTAGATAAGATGCTTGAATTGTGTCAACATTACTCGGAGAAAGAACTAAAAGAGTTGTTACCTAAATCAAAGAAAAAGAGTAAAGGTGGAGGATTTTAATGGCACATGAATTTGACCCTTGTGAAGCACCTGTAGAAGGTGAGGTTGACAAGTGGGGATTTACAATTAAACCAACAATCTCAGATACTGCTGCAACTCTTATCTGTTTAAGGAATGCACCTTGTGGTACAGACAAGAAACAAATTGAACGATTAATTAGGGAGTATGAAACTAGATGAAGTTTAAGGCAAAGGTTTATGTTAGACTGAGAGCAGCAGTTGATGACTCTGCTGGTAATGCTGTAAGAGATGCTTGTGGTAGACTATCTGAGTTAAAGATGGAAAAACTGAGATTGGGTAAACTAATTGAAGTTGACTTTGAGGCACCTAATAAGGAGACTGCTGAAAAAGAAATAGAAAAATTAAGTGACAGGTTATTCTCCAATCCTGTTATTGAAGATTATGAATTTAAAGTATGGGGTTTAAACGAAAATGATTGACTTTTCATAGTTGATTTGCTAAAATAATATTATTAATGAAAATTTAAATGACTGTAAAATTAATTCGTATGTGGTCTGGTGAAGATGTAATCACTGACATTGTTGAAGAAACAACCGATTCTTATATAATCGAAAATGCAATCGTAGCAGTTCCTTCTCCACAAGAGGGAAGAATTGCTTTTGCTCCTTGGTCCCCTTTACTTCAAAAAGATAAAATTGAAGTTACAAAAAAATACGTTGTATATGAAGGAAATCCTCAAGAAGAAATAATCGAACAGTATAACTCTATGTTTGGTAAACTATCGACTCCTACTAAAAAGTTAATTCTATAATTATAAAAATGGAAGAATTTAACACACCAGGATCCAATAAGAGTTGGATGGATGATGGGTTCAAGAAGTATGCTGCTGAATGGCAACTCAATAATATTGAGAAACTATTGAATGCTAAGGTAGAACGCTGTCATGTATACAACAGTGACAACCGAGATAAAGTATACAATCAAATTACTATTACTTACGATGAAACAAACGAAAAAGTGTCAAGTTAAGTCCAAGTTCTACTATATTTTTTGGGGAACTGCTACAGTATCAGTGTTATTGGGACAACTATATGTCGGAATGGGATATAGGATAATGGCAGAAAGCACACTGAGTTTTCAGGATTATCTTACAGAACTTATAGACACTGCTAATCCTAATACTTTCTAATGGGATTACTAAAGATTGATAAGAGTAACCTGGTCCCACCAAATGTTAAGACTACACCACAGAACGTTGAGGAAGCAAATCAAGCGCTGTTTCGTGCTACAATGAACTTGCCCACAGCTGCCAAGCACTGTGGGATGACTCAGAAGGAAATGAAATTGACCTTCTGGGAATTCTTGAAATACAACAAACCTGATTATGATCAATCCGAATTCATTTGATTTTCCTTCTATTTTTGGTGTCGTTAAATCTACTGATGGACTAAAGAGAAATCAAACTAGACCTCTACGAGCAGAGGTTCAGGAAATTTCTATTGCCAAATATAGTGGTGGACAACTTAAATATGTTGGAGACACAGAAAATGGTAGAGATTTTTTTGGACTCGTAGATGATCTCTACTATGAATCAAAAGGTATGGACGGTCTTTTTTGTAAGACCATACCATGGACAAGGTGGATTACCTTAAAAAACTTTCAAGGTAAAAATTTGGGACTTCCTGAAAAAACTTTTGATTATATGCTATTGTGGGATACCAAAACGTATACTGTAGGTATCTGCACTTGGGATGCTTGTATGAAGCAAACAGATATTAAAGACGCAGGAGTTCGTTTTAGGGTGCATTTTGATGATATTACATTCCTTGCTAGGAATGTGGTTCCAGTAGAGAAGGAAGATTTTGCTACTAAACTTTATAAGTTGATTGAGGAAATGGTATGAGTATGAAATCATTGAAGACTCCTCTCCGATATCCTGGTGGAAAAAGTCGCGC